AATCATTGCCGAAGTTTTCCTGAGTGGATTCGCTGCAATGATTCACATCACTTTTCAATCTCTTTATCGCGGCTATGGCTGTGTTGAAGTTTCTTTTTGAATCGTGTCTGAGTTCAAAGCCTTCTTTCTTGTATTGCTGCTGCATTTCTAGAAGGTTGGTTTCTAAAACGTCCGTGAGGACAAATACGATGTTGGTTATCGTATTCAGTTTGTCTGTTCCTTGCATAATCGTGTATTCTTATTTCTAATTCGAATGAATCCCCTTCGTTCTGTTTCTTCTAACAGTGGAAAGTCTTCATTCTTGATTTCACATTCTGTTTCGTAGTTCACGGAAGTATAACTTGGGATATTGAACTTTTTCCGGATTCTTACGATAACATCCGGATTTCTTGTTACCCAGTAAACGGTTATTCTCATGGTGATATCAGCATTTTTCTAGCTTCCTCATCTCCTGCATCAGCACGGTGCTTGATTTCAATGTACTCAGCATAAGAGATTCTGTTATCTCCACGCTCCTCTATCTCTTTTTCACGTTGGTTTCTGTATCGTTCACGCTCTTTCCGTTCAATATCTTTCCGACGTTCAGAAACGTAGTCCAGCATCGCACTTGTTATTTTCAATGGATCTATTGAACCGTAGAACCGCCCATACTTCCCTGACTTAAACCGTGCTATGAAAAAACAGATTTCAGCGGCATTTATATAATAATACTCCGAAAGGAATATCTCCGATAGTTCAGAAAGTTGCTCTTTCGCTATCTTGGTTGAAACTTCTGCAAAGTCATTCAATGAGCCAAATTGTATCTTTAGCCATTCTATCGGTGTTTCATCCCCATAAGTAGAAGACAATAGCCCTAAACTCGGAATGCTGTCATTCAACGCCAGTTCTGAATGGGTTGCATTACATCTGACAAGTTTGAACTGCAAATCAGGGTTGTAATCAAGAATGAATTGTGCAGGATCGGGATATTTATTCAATAACGCCCTCTGCTTCAAGTTCCTTTCTCTTTTTTGCGGCAGCTTCTCTAACGGTTGTAGCGACTGCAAGAATTGAATCACGTTTTCGCTGCTCGCTATCCTGTTGATTTTTACTAAGTCTTGTCCCATTATAGTTTCCTTCCAATATTTTAGTAAAGTTTGCTTGTTTGAAAATCCAATCAAAGTCGCATTTCCAATTGCGGTCATTAGCTCCAAGTAGGAACGGGGATTGAAGAATGAGATTGAAAACACTCCTCACTGACTCTTTCCCATATTGGGCTATCCGGGCTTTTACAGCCTTTTTTCTCACATCAGTCATTGATCTTATCTGCTGGAGTCTGTCTTTGAATGTGGTATTATAGTATTCCATCAATCCGCTGTAATCAATCTTTTCAGAGGGGGAGGGCGAAGAAAGCTTGGCTTTCTTTGATACTCCGTCAGGAGTATTTTCTTTCTTTTGATGTAGAGATATATCTATATACTCTCTTTCTTCTTTCTTTGTATTTGTGCCCTCTGTGTGCCCTGATTTTTGTAAAAGTTCGGATTGCGGTAGATTGTTGTTCATGGGCTGTGCCCCAAGTTGTGCCCTTAGTTGTGCCCATTCGTGTCTTAATTCATTGATTTCCTTTTCAATACCTGTGTCCTTACTTGTGCCCTTGGTTGTGCCCATTGGATTATATTCTTCATATTTACATAAGGTTATAAGGTTCATTCCTTGATTGCACTCAACAGTTATCATACCTTTCTTTCTAAGATGCACAAGAAAGGAACGCACCTTCTTTTCAGACCATTTCCAACGCTGTGACAGAAATCTTATGGATGCAGGATATTGACCTCTTGAATAAGAGATTTCTCGACCTCCGATACTCTCCTTTCGGGGCGTTGCCTCAAATCGTGCAGACTGAATTAAGTCTAACCACGCTTCGCAACTGCTAAAAGTACGGGCTTCATTCCACATTTCATTCGAGAAAAACCTGCGGCTTAGCCTCAAAAATCCTTCGTCCATAGTCTTAGAATCTCACGTTAGTTAATTGCCTTCCGTTAGAAAATACAGCCCACTTACCATTACCGCTATCAAACAATCGTAAATCCGACACCTCTCCGAAACGTTTGATGTTACCGCATAAATCCACAATCCATCCACATTCTTTAGAAGGATGCGGGCGGATGGCACGACCGACTATCTGATACCACATGGCAAGTGACATTGTAGGACGTGCCATAACGACCGTATCAAGTTCCGGATAGTCAAAGCCAGTCGTAAGTACACCCACATTAGCTACTACCGGAATTTCACCAGCTTTGAACGCCTCAAGAATATGTTCACGTTCTTTCTTAGGAGTATCACCTGAAACGATAGCGCAACCGGGTATTGACATCGTTAACCGTTCCGCTTCTTTCAAAAAACGGGTAAAGACCAAAATACCCTTCCGTTTTCCTCCGGCTTTGGGATTCATCAGCCTTTGGACGATATGAACGAGATAACCGTAGAAGTCTATCCGTTCATATTCTTTTTGAACTGACCTATCCGTATAGTCGGCACCAGTAGTATTTACTTTCAAGTTAAGTTCATTCCACCCTGAAGGATTCATTGAATAGTAATCCAACTTCGCCAAGTAGCCCATATCTAATAGGGTTGATACCTGTACATGATAAATGACCTCTGAAAAGACATGAGGTTTTGTCCGAGTGATAAATTTCAGCATGGAACCGAAATCACGACTGGAGCTTAAACGGTATGGCGTTGCTGTCAGTCCAAGAACCTTACACTTCACTGCATCAAAAAAATCCTTGTACATTCCCTCTTTGGGGTTTACAAGATGACATTCATCCACAATGATGTTCTTGAAGTGGGTAAACAGTTCGGGATGATTCTTCACACTGCCGATGGTGGCAAATGTTATCCGGCTTATCTCCTTTGAGTTAAAGGATGCTGAATAGATACTGCAATCAAGAATACCGTATGAACAGAGTTTCTTGAAATTCTGTTCGAGTATTTCCTTCGAGGGCTGGAACACCAAGGTATGACCGTCAAGCCTTGCGGCTATATCCGCTATGATAAGCGACTTTCCGCTGCCCGTAGGTAACACCATAATGGCATTTGTTTTCTTCGCCTTGTTATTGAAGAAAGAAACGGCAGCATCAGAGGCTTTCTGTTGGTAATCTCTCAAACGGAATTGCATTTTCTCAATAAGTATTTGATTAATAATTCTTCATTTCTATTATTTCTCCTAAAGTTCTGCCATGCGGCTCCATAACTAAGATTATGCTTTTCGCAAAATTCAGAAAGAGAATACCGATTGCCATCAATATGTATATATACAGTATTAGTTCGGTTTCTAACCTGCTCTTTTCTGGTAGCCCATTTACAGTTTTCAGGAGAATAATTTCCGTTTACATCTTTTCTATCAATAGTAAGCCCTTTTTGATAACCACTATTCAAAGCCCAATTAACAAACGACTCAGGATTATTTTTCCATTCTTCACAGATACCTATTCCCCTGCCTCCATAATTTTTATAGCTTGAATGTTTAGGTGAATAGCATCGTTCTTTCATACATCTAAAAATCCTATAAATATCAGTTCTTGACAAACCGTGCCTATAATTATACTTAGTGATTCTATCTTTTGTTTTACACCCACAACTTTTTGATGTTCCATTTCGTAATCCATAAGCACTAACAGAATGAATAGAACCACAATCACATTGACAGATATAATAAGATTTAATTCCTTTATGGTCTAATCTATCCAAATCCTTATGCAATACAAGCCATCTACCGAACTTATGTCCTGACAAATCAGGCATCTTATTACATGATTTTTTATAACTCATAACCCTTTCTCCTTTCGTAATTTCTTATTAAGTGCTTTGTAATACTTGATTAGCTGTTCGTACTCAAAATCAGTCATTTTGGAAGTACCATCAGCTTTCACTTTCAGCAAGTCAAATTTCTGTTGCCCGATTTTGGCTATCAGATTCACCCGATAGTCTTCCAAATGATCGGCTTTGAACCTGTTGCAGTGCCGGCATTCGGCATGGCAATTATTCTCATCAAACCGTGTTGCCAAATGTGTACGACTGAAATAGTGCCCGCAGTCTGCTTGTGTAAACGGCTTTATCTGTCCGCACGAGATACATCTAAAATACCCGTTTGGCATTGCATCACGAAGCCGGATAAAAAGGGAAAACTCCTTGTCGAGCTTAGCTTTCAAATCCGGCTTTTTCTTTACTGTTACCCCTGCTTTATCAAACAAGGGTAAAGGCTTGTCTTTCTTCTTGGCCTTTGTTCGTTTTATGTAGTATGGCATATCTTGTCATTAAAAATTCTTACTCCGTTATTTTTCGCCCAACTTATGATAGAATCCAAAACCTCATCGTCATCCAGATTGTCTATAATATCTCTAAAGTCATACGAAGCACCAACCTCTTCTTGGAAATGCCGTACAATACTCGTTTTTAAATCTGTCACTTCTTGCCAACTTTCCATACGTTACAATTAAAAGCCCCGAAGCGTATTCTCCGGGGCACAACCATTATTTACTAACCCATGCCATTTATGTGTGGCTCACATTTATGTGGAGATGGAGCGATTCGAACACCCAATTAAGGACTATATCCTTTTGCGCTACTTCTAAGGTTAATTACTCCTTATATCTCACGTACCGTACTTTCTACCATGTGCACCTCTCGAAAGTCAAAAGCACTCCACTGCGCACCCCCATTTTCGCCCGCCCCATCTTCACAGACCGGACAGGCAGGTTAACAAAGTTACACCTCAACGATTACAATGTCTGGTGCAATCTGTCTGATGACATCCAACTGTACATCAATGACTTTATTCTTGTATTCCTCAATTGCTTCATTCGCACCGGCAGATACTAAGGAAAGAGATACGTCTCTACCGTCTACATCCGCGTAAATCTCAACTTCGATTTCTTCACAGGCAAAGCCTTTGAAAAGAGGGATGTTCAGTTTGAATGATTTCGGTAAATTGGAATCAACCACCTGCGAGTAGTTGTCAACTTTGCTGCCGTTTTCCTCCTTGCTGCGCTCAATGTCTTGGTTTACCTTTGCTTTGAAATTCTTCAAAGTAGATACAAGCATCATATTCTGTGACTTGTCAGTAAAGAAAGCACGGTGCATTTTGATGAACTTAGATAACTTGATGGGTTCCCATTTCTTTTCAACGTTGATACCGAACTCCTGCATTTCTTTTGAAGGCTGCAAAATACCGTTGATTTCAGTCTGATAGTAACTGGTTTCGTCAATCGTCAGAGCCATCCTCATCTTATCACGGTTTACAATAATGTTCGTCGCTTTCTGATTAATCAGTTCGACACGTTTCTCCAACCATCTGATAGGTGCATCTATCGTTCCATTGATAACTACTCTTTCTGGTTCTTTCGGGGCGAGTGCTACGGGGGCTTCTCCCTCTCTCAATACTACTTCAATTGGTGCACCGTTATAATCTTTCGGTACAATCACGTTTAATTTGTTTTCGCTCATGATTCCGTTCCTGTTTTACGGTTAATACTGAATACTGTCTTCTGCATTTCTTGCGGCATAATCGGGCGGCTGTAAACCAGCTCACCCAACTTGTTATAGAATCCTGCCATCTTTTCCTCATGGTAGAGAATTTTGGCACATTCTTCATTTTCCACAAACTCAGAACCTCTCTTGATGTGGTCCAGAAGCTCCTGCTTTTCTTCATTCAAAGGTTTCAGGCGTTCTTTGAACTCTTCCATAGCCTCTTTCTTTTCAATCTCAATATCATTGATGGTGATTGATACCTCGGCTAATGTTTCTTTCTTTTGCGCCAATTCTTCGGGTGTGAATCGGTGGGTATAACCGATTTTCTCTACTGCATCGGCATTATCCTGAAGGAACTGCCAACGTTCCTGTTCAAGGATGTCTTGTCCTAAAAATTTATCCATAAATATTTTACTTTTGGTTATTATTCTTCAACCATACTTCATATTCTTCTTTATAGAAACCAGGAATAATCCCTTTGCGTTTAAAGTCGATATAGTCCTGTACCATACAATCATCCCAATCAACTCCGTTGTCGGGTACATCTTCCGTTTCTGATGTACAAAGAGTGTATTCAAATGGATTATACCCACTGTTGAGCCCATATTCTTCAACTATCTTGATTACATTTTCATCGGTGGTTATTTGTTTGATTTCACTTTCAGCCACATACCCGGATATTTCAGAGTGTTTGCCAAGTACTTCACCGAAGTAAACACTGATTTTGTTATTCACTAAGTATTCGACATCTTCTGTGTCTGCAATAAATACTCCTTCAAGATTGCCCATTCTTCCGCAATCGAAGTCCATTTTAAATAATGCTTTCATTTAATCCTCATACTTTTTTATAATTCTACTAATCAATTCTTTTTCCCATCCTTGAATAAATCCATTTTCGTCAATATTCATAATGATGTAGTCGCCATATCCTTCATCTTCCGGGCACATGATGGATGGAACGTAACCCTCATGCTCAACAATGATGTTGCCATCTTTATCAGTAACTGTATAAATGCCATCATCGCATACCTTATAGTGAACTTGTGCGGTAAAACCTTTTTCCCAATTAGTGATAACTCCATTGTCGATGTCGATAATAGGTCGCCAGCGGTATTCATTATCGGCATGGATAAATTCAGCACAAGGAATAGTTGGCGGATTTTCAGAATCACTAACTCCGTTTACTTCTGCGTCTTCCCAATAGCGTACACCTGCATCCACTTTCAGGTAGACCGCTTCAAACTCGGTTGTTTTGCTGATTGTAATTTTCATTGTTCTATTTTCTTTTGAATTTTCTTTATCATGTTTCTGAATTGCCTTGCCTTATCTGCTTCGCAAGGTTTGGTAGAGGTTTTGTCTATCAGATTTGCACTATATTCAAGCATTCTGACAATGGAATTCAAATCTGTATTGCATAGGGTATCTGCAAGTTCAATCTTGTCGAAATCAATATTATTATCATTCATGAAGTCACCAAGAGCGATTATATTTTCACGAGTTGTGGTAACAGTAAAAGCTCTCGTCAGAAGCTCCGGTTCCTGAGCTTTGGTTTGCTCGACAAAGGAAGGTGGTTCATTGGTGACCAGCTGACTGGCTCTTGCAAATGGATTGACTGAATTCTGTTTGGCTCGTTCCGCTTCCTCTTTCATCTGCGCTTCTTCAGCAGCCTTTTTTTCCTGCTCTGCCTTGATGCGCGCTTCTTCTGCTGCTTTGGCACGCTCACGCTGCTCCTTCAGACGGTTGGCATACTGGATGGTGGATGCGATATTGAGCGTATCCATATAATAAGTACGAAGGACATCGAAATCCTCACCAAACCCCTTCAGCGTGGAAAGTTCGTTCTCGACTTTGGAGAATATGGAATCAATTTCGTTGCATACAGACTTCATGCTTGCGGATTTGTTGAGCCACTCAGACTTGAAAACCTTATTGAAGTCTACAAGGTTAACATTCAATCCATCAAAGTAAGTCTTGATAGTGGCTTTCTTTCTATCCTTGTATTGCTGTTCGTTTTGCTTGACTACCGTGTCAATCTTGGCAGAGCACTCGCCGATAAGTTTCACGGTTTCGGTTACAACGTCCTTGAACTCCCTGAAAGGTTTCATGAATTCTTTCTCAATTTCAAGACGTTTGGCATTGAGGGCTTTCGCCGCCTTGTTTAAAGCTGCCTTGTCTTTCTTTGCCTGATCGATATTCTCATCGTTATAATTGGAGATATCATACATTGGCAAAGCGGCTTTTACCATATCTCTGATTTGCTTTGCGTTGGTAGTAAGACTACCTAACGTCTTTTCACTGACGATCAGTTCAAGATCGCTTTCCTGGATTGCTATCTGTGTATTCATTGTTCCATATTTTTATTAGTCCCATCCACCATTATTGTACATAGACAAATCGGCAGAATCTAAATTCGTTTTCTGAATAGCTTCTAAAAGTTTTTTCTTGGTTTCCCGGCACATGTTGTAACCATATCCTTTATACCGATATGTACGCTCCCATGTGCTAATTGGGAAAGGAATATTTTCATCAATAACCAGCCTTTTCATGTGAAGATGCTCGAAAAAGTTTTCATGATGGAGTAGCCGGTATTCATAGCCAACTATTTTTTCTGATGAAAAAGGAATATCATCATCGCTATTGTCGTATTTAGGTTGCTTGAAATAAGCCATTTTCGCAACGGTAAAATCAAAGCTCCTAAGTATTTCCTCCGGCGTACCAAATTCAGATTCGATAAATTCAATCCATATTTTTTCACCGTCTTTCTGAAAGGCACATACCTTTTCATTACGATATTTAAATTTCCAGCCATCTTTCACATAGCCGTCGCTATTGAATAAATCTACTGCATCTTGGAAGTCATCGTTGCTTTCAAAGAATATATCTATATCTTTTACACGTTCACCGGAAAGGATGTTTTTAAAACACCCGCCTGCAATGAACCCGTTGTGACCTTCCATATACCTGTCAAGCCATCTGATTTGCCAAAAGTTGTCAGGGGTGTTTTCTTTATAGCTTGTATTCATCGCTCTATTGTTTTTAGTTTCTACTAAATTTATCAGCTACACGTTCAATAACTTCTGCATTTTCTTCGGAAAGCCATTCTTTAGCGACATTCCAAGATATACTTTTAGAGGCCTTGAAATTATCAAGGCGTGTGGAATGATGTGACAAACGTCCTTCGGTAGGCTTCAATCCCTTGTCATGAAGTTCACATAGTCCGTTATGGTAAAATATGCAGTATTCGTCACCCGCAACAGCTTGAATCATGGGGATGGGAATATCAATCACGCCCATGATTATCCCGGCTCCCCACAAAGTGGGAGCCAGCCTGTCGGCATATCCGGCATCTATGAGCCTCTCTATATCCTGAGGAGTACCCAGACATGGTGTGTGACATTGCATCCTGCATAACGAGCATTTGCATTCGCATGGTTTTCTTCCAGTTTTACGTATGATACGTTGCAACTGGGTTTCTTTTATCAATAGTTGTCCCGTCATTCCGCTTCAATCAGTTCTTTGACAATATCATCAGCCACACGAATGCGCTTCTCCATTTCGGCAAACACCGCTTCATCCGGCAATATCCTTACTATATGAATAGGATTGCTCTGGAAAGGGTTGTAAATAACAAAATCAGTCCATTGCGCACCTGTGCACATCATATGGGCCATGCACTGGTAGAAATACTCGAACTTGACATCAAGCAGCGACGCATTGTTGTGTATTTCACTTTTATACTTCATGAAAGTGCTTTGAATCGGGCATTTGATTTCCAGACAGCCTTTTTCACCGGTTTCTTCATCGTAATAATAACCGTCAGGACTGCTTGCGAAATGTTCTATGGCAGGGTGTTTGCATGATCCTGTCTCAACTATATGTCTTCCTGTCAGACGTTCATACAGCTCTCTGGCATTTTCTTCCTGATCAGTACCCCATTGCATCGCCTTGGTGTTGACACAGACCTGATGCAGATATTTCTCAAACTCGACATCATCATTGATAATTTCAGGATTCATATCCCTCTCTGATGCAACTTGATAAATATAAGTTTTGGCAGTATCGGAAAAATAATCACTTCTCCCTTTCTTCATTAGGAGTCCGATTTGCGACCCGGTGAAGTTACCGAGCCGCTTACGGAACCATTCTATAGAATGTTGTATTTCCATTATAACAATGATTTTCGAGTAGGTTTATTATTCGCGTAGTCTTGAGTTTGATCTGTCGGTTGTTCCGGGCGGGGGTGATCCTTGACTCCTGCGGCTTTTGCAGCGATTTCGGCAAGTTTGTTGCTTTTTGCTGATTTATCAATAATTTCCTCATATTCGGCATCCTGAATGTCATCTGCCTCCTCTTTGGTGATAAGCCCCATTGAGATTTCCGGGCAATAAACACGCTGCCAGAAAGCGGCTGCACGATAACGGAGCATCTGGCTTGGCATTGATTGCCATTTGGAACCGTTCTTCTTGGTCCAGCCTTCCTTTTCAGCCATTCCCATGGTGATCCAGTCACCATGAAGCGGTTCCTTGTGGTCTTTGTCGGACGATTCATAAGCAATGCAGCGGCATCCGTACTCCGGCGTACCTTCTTCTCCCTTAAACTCATAACGGAGTGGGGAGAAACGGCCACTTGCGTTAATAGTGGCAATCAGGAACTTGCTGCTGAAAGCAGGGTTGCCATGCACGATATAAAGATTCTGCATACACATAAGCGGATTACACCCCATACGCATGGCCATATCCAGCGCAATCACGCAGTTTCCCACATTTCCCTTGTACGTATCCGGAACGATTGTGCTTGTTGTGTACATGTTGGCCATGCGCTGCATGACCTCAAACTGTTTCACGGTTTGTCCTACCGGTGTCATTGCAAACTCGGCCGCTTGTTTGGCCTGAATAATCTGTAATTCTGTAACTTGATTGTTTTCTTCCATCACTCTTGAATATTTTAAAGTTCAACAATATCTTGGTATTCCCTGAAGGATGCACAACCTCGTGCGCTCTTCTTCAAGTTCGTCAGTAGCATAATCCTTTTGAATGCATTCCATCTCCGAGCGTAATTCGTTTATATCCTCCTGTATAAGCTGCATGATTTCCTCTTTTGAAGAGAAACCGTATTCAGGCAGATATTTCAACCCGCACCCTTTCACTTTCTCAAGTTCGGCTTCCAGCCGTACAAGTTCCTCATCCATGACGCTCCGTCTTATAGGATTCATAAATAATGCCGATAGCGGAGAGAATCTCCCTCATCCTTGCGTTCTCTTTCTCAGCCAGCTCCATACCGGCAAGTTGGAACTGCAATCCTTTCACCTGTTCAATAAGCTCATCATGGCTCATCTGCTGCAACTCATTGTCTGTTCTCATCATTATATATGTTTTTAAGATTATTTTTTCTGTCAATTCTCACGGCAAGTATGAGAGATAATACCACGAATGCGGATATTGATACCCAAAATGCGGTGTCAAGATTGTCTATTGTACCATGTACGATAGCTGCCAGAGCAAACCAAATGAGATATAATACTTTCATAACTTATTGTTTATTAGTTCCTTATAGTGATATAAAGTTAACTATTTTTACTTTGGGCGCAAAATTGTAAAACTTTAAAAATCAGTGGCTTAACTTTATATAACTATTTGAAATTCAAATAATCTATTTGAGCGCGGCGTGTTTCAGTACATCAAAGGCGTTGCAGTACCATCTTCCGTTCTGCCTGTTGGCAGGTTTCTTTTCGGCACGTATGGCACCAGAACCTACCAGTCTGAACAACCTTCCTCGTCCGCCCACGATAGTGGCGGCTTCTCTCTGTCCGAATGTCTTGTCATTCAGGACGATTTTCAATACTTCCTCGTTTAACATGATATTCAGGATTTATAGTTGGTACATTGCGGTAAAATCTCACGGCAGTTCGATATAACTGAGGTTGACACTGATACAGTTGTGAACAGAACGTATCTTATGTCTGTATCCCTCTATGTCGCTTATAATGACAGGGGTCTGCAATTTTACTGTATCCCTTCCTCCATTGGCATAAACAAGCTGGTAGCCTGTTATCTGATATTTATTTTCCATAATGAATTAAGATTTGATATTTGGTCACTCTGTGAGGTATCGAACCTCCATACCTGGCAAATGAATATAGAGATAATGATTCATGCCCATTGTACGCACCTGTGACAGAGTGGAGTGGTGTTCCTATCCTCACGGACTGGAACATCTGGAACTTTTCAGAATTAGATACATAAAGAATTGTGACTAACACACAAACAAAATAAGACTAGCATACTGATGATCCCCTCAATGGCTTAAACCGGTTGTTATCCCGAATCTTACGGGAGGGGATGGGGTTATATAGAGTTTGGCAAATGAATCTGTCATATACAACCATCATCTTGCATTGAACGAGCGGATGACTGTTGCTTTGGCATCATTGCGGTAGTCGCATCTCCAGTCATTGCGTCCCATGCGTGAACTGTAATAGGATCGGTAGTTCCTGTAATCGCGGTTTCCGTACTTTGCCTTATATTCAGCGGCACGCCTTGCATTCTCCTCGCTTATTCTTGCTTCCTCTTTGGCTTCCGTCCATGCTTTTGTCAGGCAGTAGCTGAATGTGGTATTGAACGTGTGGCCGAAAATGTAATGCGCTCTTGTCATTATTCTGCTTAAATCGTATCTTTTCATATCCTTGCTGTTTATGGGTTTATTTTGATATTGTAAAGATACTTTATTAAAGTGGATTATACAAATATAAACAACTGATTATCAATTAGTTAAACTTTGTTTAACGTGATGTGCTATTGATATTGAATGCTGTTACTAATTGTGTTGTATCACTGAGTGAACTATTCAATATGAATCTTATAATCTGATATTTTTAAAACTCGTGCCTGTACGGAATATTCACTACGTCCGCACAGGCTGTATCTGAAGGTCATACTTTCAGCGATACTTGTGCCTCACACCAAGCATACTCATCACGTTAAAGACAAATTGACGTGCTGAAAGTTTTCTTTATTGTGTTTTCCAAAATGTCAAAGAACTCTTTAAAATCGCGCCTCTGAGCCAATTCGATTCGGCAACTCATGTCTTTTTCAGAGGCTTTTCTTTATGTCAACTTAAAAAATTAAGAAATATGAAACTGAAAGCCAAAATCAGTTACTTTATTGAAGTAGATATTGCCACCCCGAATTACTTTAAGACCGTATGTGTCCCTTGTACTCTATTTCACTCTAGTTACTGTAATTGTTTTAGCCTCTCTGTCTATACGGGTTTTGAATGTCTTCCCCCATTGCAGTCCGTATGTGGTACATACAGTTCTGACGGAAGTCATCATCTGAATAGGATAAGTAAATTCTTCACCTATCTTCATCACTCTCAGCGTTGGTGTAATCGGACTTTTCTCTTCTTTTTCTGCCATATTATTTTGATTTATTTATTGTTTTACTAATTTTGTAATGCAAAGATAAATATATTATCTAAGAAACAAGAAAACTCAGTGATTAATCAGTGGATTTTAATATTAATTAAACTTGTTGTTTATGAATGTACAGAGTAGGCTTTTTGATTTCATTTCATCGAAGAAGATTTCAATATCAGATTTTGAAAGGGCTTGTGGACTATCCAATGGTTATGTGCACAAGATTAAAAATTCTGTAGGCAAACGTGGTTTACTGGATATTCAGAGAAAATTCCCTGAACTTAATACTGACTGGCTTCTTACGGGAGAAGGGGAGATGCTTAACGATACATCTTCATATATTGTCAATAGCGACCATCATGGAACTTCTGTAGCAGGAAACGGCAATAACGTGAATACCACCAGCGCTCTGGAAAAGGCATTGGAAAGTCTGATGGAACAGCAAAGACTTACAGCGAAAGCGCAAGAGCAGGTGGACAGGTTGCTGTCTTTAATGGAAAGGATGACTAAATGAAATTTAATTAATAATACACTATGGAAACATTTACATTAATTCTAGCAATCGTTTGCTTGGTGTTTGGAATCTTGCAGATAATCTTGTTCTTCAAGGTGTGGAATATGACCAATAATGTAGCAGGCATCAAGGCGCTGTACGAAAAGCAAAACAGTGAAATGTTGGCACTGCTGAAAACAATAGCGTCGGAAATGAAGGAACCCAAGCAGTACAACAACAAAGAGAGCAAAGGTGATATAAAGGTGGTAGCAGCAACCGAAATCAAAAAGGAGAGCACTTCTGCACAACAAACAAAGAAAGAACGTCCTACTATAGACAGAAGCAGTGAAGAATACTAGCGGAAAATAAAGAAGTGGAACGTCTTAAAATCCCGTGGGTACATCGAGCAGGCTGTAAGGGAGTATATGGAATACACCGGATCTGAACAGAATGAAGCGACCGAATTTATAAACAACTTATAAGATAGGTATGGATTTCAAAGACAATATACTTCAGCTTGCGGAAAGGATAAAGAAGCAGAAAGATGCCATCCAGACAGAGGAAGCCACCAAGAACGCCTTCATCATGCCCATAATAACGGCGTTGGGATATGATGTATTCAATCCTTTTGAGGTAGTGCCTGAAATGGACTGCGATCTGACAAGGAAAGGTGATAAGATAGATTACGCCATCAAAAAGGATGGCAGGACGATTATTCTGATAGAATGCAAGCACTGTAAGCAGAACCTTGACTTGCACAACACCCAGCTTTCAAAATACTATGCTGCGTCCAACGCACGCTTTGGGGTGCTTACAAACGGTATCGAGTATCGGTTTTATGCGGATCTTGACAAGACGAACATCATGGACGAGAAACCTTTCTTGGTGGTGAATATGCTGGACTTGTCGGATGCAGATATAGAGGAAATGAAGAAGTTCCACAAGTCATGCTACAATGAGTCGGAAATATTCAGCACGGCAAAGGAACTGCAAATGATGATACAGATAAAGGAGATTCTTGCAAAGAATTTCCAGTCGCCGGGCGATGAGTTTACGAGGTATTTTGTCAGAAGTCTTAATAACGGGAAATCCACACCGAAGCTGATCGAAGAATACAGACCGATTGTGAGGAAATCTATCTTGTCCGTGATAGGAGGGATGATTTCAGGCAGACCGGATACCGCCATACTGGTGAAAGAAGAGAAACCACGACAAGCACCGAACGATGGAATGGCTGCTATAAGCGACAAACAAGATGCAGTGATTACATGTAAGGAAACAGATGCATACAATATAATCAGAGCTGTTCTTGGGGAACAAAGTGAACTATCATATACCAGTTTCAAAGGCTATCTGCTGATTTGGACTGGACATGAATATTGGTGGGTATGTCGTGTATCATTAAGGCCGTACAGCAAGCGGATATGTTTTGTTACAGAGAACAGAACCGGATATAAATGGATTCAGTTACAATCAATAGAAGATATCCGAAATTATTCAAATGAGATAAGAACGGCTTTTGGAATAGCCTGCAAGCAACGGAAACAATATCAATTAAAACATAAGAAATCATGATTATTGTATATGTTACTTGCAAAACACAACCTTTATTCTTTTTTTGCTGAGTAACGGGATATTGACATTTCCGGTTCAAAGTCTTGATAAGCTAGTTATAATCATGCAGTTCGTTCAGAGAGTGGTCCAATCCGAAGATACCGGGAGGTACTTCCTTGCGCCATCCTTTGCCAAACTTTTTATCCAAATATCGGAAAACTTCTTCGTTATAAGCAGTCAGCAGATGGTTGGGAGTGCTTAAATAACATGTCAGTTTACCATCTTCATTCAAGGGAAAGAAGCTGATATACGTAACCCCATATTTCTTCCAAAAGGGATGCTTCCTTATGACCTCTTCTTTTCCAACAGGAATAATGAGCTTCAGATTGGGTTTCCCTTTGTCTATGTATTCACGAGACAAGGTCGGTGAACAATCATATTTTTCGATATACTCATACCACAGAGGAAGCGTAATTCGCAGTGTGTCACTTTGAAATGGTATAGTAACAAGAGTGTCGCATGAATTCAAACCGACAAATTGGGCAACCAACTGATACTTTCCTCTTTTCAAATGTTCTATCTTGAATGTTCCGGTAGAATCAGTAAGCCAACCTTGAAACGGCTTTTCATCCATAGTTAGGTATGAAGCAATCATTGGCCTCTTAGTGACATCGTAAGGAGGAATCTGCCGCACTTCTTCGCCATAGACTTTGCCTATGAGGGTGTATTCCGTAGTATCATTTGCTTGAGTGGACTTTAGCTTGTCTTCCCAAATGGTAAGTACAAAATCCTTAAATTCAATCGTGTACTTTCCGTTGATAAACAACACCTCCCAAGGATAAATGCTCTTCAGTACTTCTTTAAATGCTTTTGCCAAAGGATGATTCTTGTCATCAATGTTTTCCCGTTTTGGACGAACGGACATAATCACTACATCCAAATCCACCAGACGACCATCCGAATTGCATTGCATATTATTTACCCAAAAGGTCATGCGTTTCCCTTTGTATTCCGGAAAGCGATGCCAAGGAAAACGCCGGATAATTTCATCCTGAGCATGCTGTATTTTCATGCCAGCCCGTAGGGTATTATGGTAAGTCTGGCAGTTTTCTATACGACCGTGTTGAAGCACCATCACTTGTTCCGTTTCTAGATTGCGGTCGAAGCCGCTGTGTACATAACGCACCAGCTCACCTTTCCCGGCACGAAGTTCTCCGTTGAACCAGCGGGCACAGATTTTCCCGTTTTGGTAATAAGGTTGAAACACTTTTTTCAATTGGTCTGGCTGATAAGTGAGGGAATACTCTTCTTTCTTCTGTTTATCATAGACACAGACTTCCAAATGATGCAGATACAGATGAGATTGCTGCACTTCCCAATAGGCGGTATAGCCTTCCCAATTGGCGGTAGTAATGCAATGGTTGTCCGGCAAAAATTCCATCAACCGATGAAACAGGATAGAATCCCGGTTGATGGGCTTGTCCAATAACACCCATTCTTCTCCCTGCAGATAAATGACATCACCGGATAGACCGGTAGCCTTCCCTTCCCAAGGAATAAGAAAGAAAAGAATGGCTGTCATCATACTTTTGAAAAATATAGGTATCTTCATGGCACGTTCTAATATTGAGGATTATACAATACGGATACTATAGATAAGTTTTCTGCTTGCTAAAGTTATTTTTCTCCCTTGTAATGCTCTGTGTTTCAGATTACAGAATATCCATCATCTTTCCCATAAACAAAATTAAACCTGTTTTATTTTCATGGATAACTAACAAGAATGGACGATTGACATGGAATGGATAAGGTGTAATCTCTGGCACTATTTCTGATTCAAAAACAACATTTGTAATAGTCGCTGCTGCTGCAACTGTGCCTGTTTCCGTTACTTCCAATCGGGTAAATTGTTCGATTTCAGAAATATAAGCAGG